CGGGTGCTGTTCGGGATCTCCAAGGCCAACGCAGTCAGCGGTGTATATGCAACTGCATTGGCAACCGTCGTTAACGCAGCCGACAAGATGACCGCCGCTCAGATCACTCTCGCAAAGCGGCTGGCGCGCACCGCAACGCCCAAGATCCGCCCCATCCGGATAAGCAACGACGAGGAATGGTACGTGATGTTCGTGCCGAGCCTCGTGTTCCGCGACCTGATGCTCGACCCGGTCATCATCAACGCGCTGCAATACGCCTGGAACCGTGGGTCCGATAACCCGCTGTTCACCGCCGGTGATCTGATTTATGACGGGGTCATCATCCGTGAAATCCCCGAGCTGCCGATCCTGCATACCGGTGATCCCGGTGGCTCCACCATCGACTGCGGCGCGTCCTACCTCTGCGGCGCACAGGCTCTCGGCATCGCCTGGGCCCAGAGAACCAAGGTGATAACCAACACTCGTGACTATGGCTTCATGAACGGCGTTGGCGTTGAGGAAATCCGTGGCGTTGCGAAATTGCGCTTCGGCACTGATCCAACGGTGGACACGACGAAACCCGTCGATAATGGCGTGATGACCGTTTGGAGCGCCGCAGTCGCTGACGCATGAGACGAGGCTGGGATGGAAGGGGGACGCCAGCCGTCCCGTCCTCCTGCCATCCCGTTCTCTAACCATGGTGGTTGGCAGGCCATTCATGGCTGTGCCAATCCTAACAGGAGACACATCAAATGGAAGAACAACACACACCGCGTGGTGAACGTCGGCCGCTGCCCGCCGTGTCGGCGTCCGTCACCGCGGCTGCGGCTGAGGCCGGCCTCGAGCCGCCCACCCCCGAGCAGATCGCCGGCATCCAGGGCGCCACGGTCGTGCTGCCGCCCGACAGCGCCGCATCGGCCGGGGCGCGCGGCGTCTACGACAACCTCGAGCACAACACCATGCTGCGCGATGCGGGATACGTGGAGCTGGGCGTTGATCCGGCCGATCCGGGTGCCGAGGTCGAGGCGCCCCCAACCGGCGGGAACGGCGGCAACGGCGGCACGGCCACCGCGCCGGTCAACACCGCCGTGCCAGCGGTCACCCAGACAGGGACGACGCTCAACTGCACTCTCGGAGAATGGACCGGCGAGCCCACCAGCTACGCCTACGCCTGGCAGGTCAACGGTGTGGGCGTCGGCACTGACGCTGCGACCTACGACGTGCAGGCGGCCGATGTGGGGGGCGAAGCGACCTGCACGGTGACCGCCACCAACGCGGCAGGCTCGGCGGCAGCGCCTCCGTCAGTCGGCGTCGTGGTGGCGTAAGCTATGCCGGGGGGGCGGAACCAACTGGCGCCTCCACCACTGCTATCCGGCGGCCCGGTGTGGTCGGATAGCGGTGGAACGCCTGCGTCCGGCCCGGTCCCGAGCGGCTCTCCGGGCTGGTCGTTCGGCGACTTCCAGCAGTTGCCGACAGCGCCGCCACAGCAGACCTACACCGGAGCGATCCCGACACCGCCGAACAACTACGCGGCCGCCATCGCGGAGGTGCCGCACGACTACTACCAGATGCAGCAGCTGATGAACCAGCACGGGCCGAACAACCCGCAGCTCAATCAACTGCTGCAGCTGCTCTATCTCCGGCATCAGGGGCGCACATGACAACCTCGGTCGGCACGATCGCACAGCAGGCTCTCCGTCGTCTTGGCGTGCGCATCGTGCCTTTGGACGACTCTCCGACCCTGACGGAGATGGTTTCATTCGATGTGATCGCGATTGGCGCCTTGATCGAGTTGGGCGTTATCGCGTCGGACGAAACGCCGATCGACGCTGACATGACGTACATGCGCGACAAGGTGGCGAGCGTGCATGCGGCATTGGACGCCCAAGGGATTGTGTGGTGGCCGGTCGGCTCGGTGCCGCGCGCGTTCGTCGAGGAGTACACCAAGCTCACCGCGGCAACGGCTGGGTCGTCCTTCGGCAAGGCCATTGATCCGGCGATGGTGGCACTGCACGAGGCGCGCATCCGCAAGGGCGCGATGGTGCTGTCGTCCGACGACAACGCCCAGCAGGCGGTGCAGGCGGTCCACGATGACCTCGTCATGCGCGGCATCGCACGGTGGACATCGCTCGATATTCCGACCGCGTTGGGTGATCCGTACGTCGTGCTCACCTGTGCCAATCTCGACCCACTGTTCGGCCTGCAGACGACCGACGCGAACGACGTGCGCGACGCAATGGTGGCGATCTACCGCTACGTCGCGCTGCCGAGCAGCGGCGAGACCGTGTCGGTGGCGTACTTCTAAATCCCACGAGGTGTGCGGTGGCGTATAAGCTCGCGTACAGTGATTACTCGACGGCCTCCGGGCCGCCTGATCCGGCGGCGTGGGTTGGGCCGCCTGGGCCTATGGGGCCGCCTGGACCGCAGGGCATCCCAGGCCCATTGCCAGCAGGCGCTCCGTTCCTGCCGCTCGCCGGTGGCACGGTGTCGGGTAGTGTCAGCATCGGGGCCAATCAGCCGAACTACATCACGCTGGCGGGCGGTGTGGCTGGATCGCCGGCAACCATTACCACGGCGGGTCCTTGGGCAGACCTCGACATCAGTCCCGCACTACAGGGACGGTTACACATGGCACTCTGGCGCAACTTTCCGGCGCCATCCAACCTACCGGAGTTGGCGCGCTGGGATTACGTCATGGAAGGCGCAATTCCCGCCGGTCAACAGCCGTCCGTCGAGTACCACGGACTGAACTACGATACGGTGGATGCGTCGCTAGCCCAGGGTGGCGGCATGGGCTGCTTCGTCTACAGCGGCGGTCCAGGGGCCGGCGCTGTCGGTGGACGTGCGCTGTTTGGCGCCACACTTGCGCAGACAGGCGCTACGGTATGCCCCCCAGGCCAGTTCTACGTTGCAGGTGCGCGGTTCTCTGAGGCCAGCTATTCGGCCGGCGGCACATCCGGAAACAACCGTGGCTCGCTGTTCGGCGGCAATGACAGTGCCAGGCTCCATAGCGGCGCGACTTTCTGGGAAGCTGTTATCGGAACAGAAATCAACATTGCTGTGGAAGCTGGCGCGGCATGTCACTACAAGCACGGATTGAGCGTCATATTTTGGTCCACTGATGCCGTCGCGGGTGATGCGGGTAAGGACTACGGCATTGGCATATCGGCATCAGGGACGTGTGCCGGATGGGATGTAGGCTACGCTTTCGGCGACGCCTACGGCACATGGCCGATGAAATCAACCGGCACACTGATCGGCACGGTCGCCGGCGCGAGTGGTGGAGCGGCATGGCAGGCGGCATATGGCGTTGACTTCGCTCAGGTGACGTTCAGCCAGGCCGCGTTCAGATCAACCGGCTTTTCTGTTGATGCCTATGGCGACGTTCAGACCAGGGCGCTGGCTGTCGGCGCCGGCGTCGCCTCGATCGACAGCACCGGAGCTGGCACATTCACTCACGTCAAAGCGACAAGCGGTCTGGATTTCGGCTCGCAGTTTGCTGCGAGCAGCACTGACTTTTCCAAGCACATCTCTCTGTACGGCAGCACGTTCGGGATATGCGTAGATAATAACGCCAACCTGTGCATCTCCGCACAGGCGGGGTTTTCTTCGATCTTCATGGTAGGCGCTGGCCCTGTCGCCACGATTGGTATCAATGGCGTTACCAGTCAGGCCGCGATGCAGATTGGTGGTGCGTCAGGCCCGACCTGGACCACCGGCAGCGGCGTGCCGTCATCCACGCAACCAGTCGGCTCGCTTTATTCGCGCGTATCTACGTGGGCGGCAGGCGCAACGCTCTATGTGAGCAAGGGTGCTGGCGCATGGACGGCAGTAGCGAGCGTGTGATGGACATGCAGCCGATCGAACCATCGCGCCAACTCACCGCCACACTCACCGCGCAGCAATGGGAGGCGGTGCTGGGCCATCTGGACGCGGGGCAGCACCGGATCGTGCGCCCGATCATCGACGCCCTTATGCAGCAGTTGCAGCAGCAGTCGCAGCCACGGTTCTCCATGGAGGACGCCGACAATGCCTGACGGTATGAGCATCCCCGGCGGACCGTCGTTCGCTGGCTCACCGTCATCCAGCGTGCCAGGGGGGCCTGACTTCGCGGGCAACCCGCAGCCGCCGGACGTGCCGTGCGACCCTGTAGGTGATGCGTGGCGCGGGCCTCCAGGGCCTCCGGGGCCGCCAGGGCCTGCTACACCGGGTCCGGCAGGGCCACCGGGCGCTGACAGCACCGTGCCGGGGCCGCCTGGCGCCACAGGCCCGACAGGGCCAGCGGGGGGCACTGGATCGACCGGACCAACTGGCGCAACGGGGCCTGCTGGTCCAGCGGGAGCTACTGGCCCCGCTGGCGCTACAGGGGCCACAGGTCCAGCGGGCACACCGGCCACATCCCGCAACACCGCACGCCTGCAAGCTCAGTGGGTGACCGGTGCGATCGTCGCCAACGATACCGTCTGGCTGGCCTACGACGCGCCCTATGCTGGCACTGTGACCGCGCTGACTTACTTCACCGGCAATGGAAGCTTCAGCGTGGCGATCCAGATCAACGGGACGAACGTGACCGGGCTGTCGGCGATATCCGTCAGCAGCGCGACGCCAGCGACGGCGAGTGCCTCCGGCGCCAATACGTTCACGGCGGGGCAGCGCATCACAGCGGTGATCACATCAGCGACCAGCAGCCCTACTGATGCACTGCTCTCGCTTGCCGTGACGTGGAGCTAATAGGGGCCGATGGCCAACACGACATGGAACCCCAGCGACAAGACGAATTGCACGCTGACAGGTGGCAATCTGATCGCCACGACGGCTGCCGGCGGCGGTGGTGTCCGTGGGATCAACGCCAAGACTGCCGGGAAGTATTATATCGAGCTCACTTATACGACACTCAATACTAACAGCATTAGTTCCGGCCTAGCCTTAGCTACAGCTAGCTTAACAAGCCCAGGGGTCGGGGCTGCTAATGTTATCCGGTTGACCGGAAACATATCCGTAAACGGCAGCGCGACGGGATTTAATTTAGGCTTGATCGCCGCAAGCGCTGTAATCGGCATCGCTGTTGATTTTGGTAGTCAGCTGATTTGGTTTCGTATCGCCCCATCGGGTAACTGGAACGGAAACGGGACAGCAAATCCGGCAACCGGCGTTAATGGAGCCAGTATCAGTACCATTACCGGCTCGTTTTTTCCTCTTATGGCCGGCTCCACCTCGGACAAGGTGACCGCGAACTTCGGGGATATAGCATTCTCAGGGGCTGTGCCATCCGGCTTTGTCGCTGGTTGGCCTGTATCCACAGCGATCAACGGCCCCATCGTCACGATGATCGGATAACCCATGCCCTCATTCGCCATGACGGTGCCCTACATGCGCACCTCGCCCGTTCACATCCCACGCCGCGACCTCGTGCTCGGCCGCGCCGACAGCCTGTTCCTCCGCGTCACCGTGGTCGACAGCGATAGCGTCTGTGCGCAGGGGATCGATCTGTCCGGTGGTATCGGTGGCCCGGTGCTGCAAATGCTCGTCTGGCCCGATCAGCACCACCGAGGGGCGTGGGACTACGGCGCCTACTGGCACTGGCCGCAGTGCCCGCAGACCGTGCTGTGGGTCGGCACGGGCGTGATCAGCGATGCCCTCGGGGCGTTCGACATATCATTCCCGACAGCCACCATGGCAGGCTGGCCGCGGCGCTGCGCCTACGCGCTGCAGCTCGACTACGACGGCGGCGGCGGGACTGATCTGCTGGCCGAGGGCAGGCTGCATCTGAGGCACTCGGTGCCGCGCACGATCAACCCAGTCATTATGCTCACCGATCCGAACCCGGCGACGCTGACCGATCCAGGCGAAGCCATTTATCTCGCCGGAGGGCCATTGCCATGAGCGTCACGACAGGCACGTTCCCAGGCGTTCGCATTGTCGACATGCCCGACCTCGGCGCAGTCAACGACGCCTCGTCGTTCGTGGGCGAGCGGGCTGGTAGCGGGCGGTTCAGCGCACCGGCATTTCAGAGCTATGTGTCGAACAGTCTCGTCGACCCGCGCATTTTCAACGTCAAGCGCTATGGCGCCAAGGGCGACGGTACCACCAACGATACCGCCGCCATCCAGGCCGCGATCAATGCCGGCGTGGCGATGGGCGCACCAGGCTTCTGCATCCAGATCCCGCCCGGCATCTATCTCCTCACCGGCACCCTCACGGCATCGCTCGCAGCCAACGCCTCGATGACGCTGCAGGGCTACGGCCAGAACGCAACCGAGCTGCGCTGGAGCAGCGCCAGCGGCAACGGCCTGGTGATCAATTATCCCGGCGGTGCCACCTGGTGGGACCATCCCAGCAGCGCCACCATCCAGGGGCTGTCGCTCACCACCTCGGTGGACACCACAGGCACCGCGCTCACCATCAACGGCAACTATGCGACCGGCTACGTCGTGGCGCAGACCACGATCCGGGATGTGAGCATCGGCGGCAGGCCGAGCACCGGCCAATGGCTCAACGGCATCCTGTTCGCCTCGGTCGCCGAGACGCTGCTGGAGAACGTGTTGATCTCAGGCATTGCGGGCGCCGGGGTCGGTGCGAACCCGGCACCAAAGGGCACCGGGGTGTCCTATGCCGGCACGTCCACAGCCATCGCCACGCAGCACAACCTGTTCGCGGTCAACATCTTCTTTCTCGATACCGGGGTGAACATCAACTCGTATATACAAGGCGTGCTGATGTTCGCGGTCTCGACGACCTCGTGCAACTTCGGCGTCAACTGTCCCGGAGCGCTGGTCGGGGGTGCTCCCGACATTCAACAGGTGTCGCTCTCACAGTGCCAGCTCGCCTGCTACCAGATGTGCCTGCGGATGACCGCCTGCCTGGATTGCTCGATCGATGGCTGCCTGATGTTCCTGCTCGCCGGCGCACCGACGAACACCTACGTCATGCTGATGGACAGTTGCCAGCGTATGCAGGTCACCGGCAACGATCTCCAGGGGCGCAACATAACCGGACACGTCGGCATCGGTATCACCAACACGCTGGCGATCGACCAAGGGCCATATCCCAGCATCGTCAGCGGCTGCACGTTGCAGGACTTGCAGATCGGCGTGGTCATCGACACCGCCACGAAAAGCGTCACGGTCGCGCAGAACTGCTACGGCACGATTGCCACCGCGGTGCAGAACAACAGCGACACCGGGGGCTTTTACGGCGAGTTCATCACTGCGGCACGGGCGGTCGGCTCAGCGCTGGCACTGACAGACAATGCCCAGGTGACGGTCACCTCGATCAGCCTGCCGGCCGGGGATTGGGAAATCAGCGCGCAGACGCTGTTTACCGGGCCAAGCGCGACGGTGGTGGCGGGCGTAGCCGCCGGCATGTCAGCAACAACGGCGTCGGTCGATCCGGCCCATGCGGTAGAGTTCTCCTGTTCCAACTTCGCCGTGTTCAGCACCGTGACGCAGATTGCGATGAGTGCCGGCCCATACCGGTTCACCAACACCGCCCGCGCAACTTACTACATGACCGCGCTTGGACATTTCAGCGTCAGCACCATGAGCGTCTATGGCACCATCAGCGCACGGCGGATCGTCTGAATGTCGCAGACCGTCGCAGCCGCACCGGCGCCGGCCGGTGGCATGCAGCGCATTCCGCTGCCGCTGGAGAGCTACCAGCACGCCTCGCCGCCGCTCAATCATAAGCGCCTGCTCAATCTGTATGCCGAGCAGGAGCCGTCAGACAGCCGCACCGCCGCCGCGCTGATCGCAACGCCAGGTTTGATCTGGGAGGGCGTCACCTACGGCACCGGGCCGGTGCATGCCATGAACACCGATTACCCCGGCTCGATCTATGTCGCTTCCGGGACGCACTTCTATCGGGCAACGCAGCCGATCGGCAGCACAACGGTGGCTGTCGAGGATCTGGGGGAGATCGGCACGCCGAGCGGCACCGACTTTCCGTTCAACCTGATGGTAACGATCGCAGTCGGCGTCAACGGCGCCGTGGTCTGTGTGCCGCCGAATGCCTTCACTTGCACGCACACCGGAGCGCTCAATCAGATCGGCGGCGAGTTCCCGGGTGCTCGCTCGGTGACCTATCTCGACGGCTATTTCGTGTTTAGCCAGGATGAGATTGGCGGCCAGTTCTTCACCTCGCTGCTGCTCGATCCCACCGCCTATGATGCACTCGACTTCGCCTATGCCGATGGCGTGCCCAACGTGATCCGCCGGGTGATGACGCTGCGCGGCGAGTTGTGGCTGTTGGGCGACGGCGGGTTAGAGATCTGGTATGACGCCGGCTCGTCAGGGCTGGAGACAGGTCTATCCTCCGGCCTCTCGTTCTTCCCGTTCAGGCGGCAGAACGGCGGCGTGCTGCAGACCGGCTGCGGCACCATTCGCTCAGCGGCGATCTGTGATGGTTCGCTGTTCTGGGTCGGTACCAACGGCATGGTCAACCGCAGCGTCGGCTACAAGGCACAGCGTATTTCAACGCACGCCATCGAGGACATCATCAAGGCCAGCGGCGTGACCGCGGTCACCTCGGCGCTGTCGTATTTCGAGGAGGGGCACACCTTCTATGTGCTCAACCTCCCCGATCGCTCGCTGGTCTATGACGTGGCGACCGGGGCGTGGGCCGAGCGATCGAGCAGCGCTGACGGTTCCGGGCCCTGGCTGCCAGCGGCGGTGGGGCATACCGACATCGTCAACCACTTCGGCAGCTCGGTCGACGGGCGCAGCTATCTGATCAATCCGGCAGGGTTGGACTTTATCGTGGACACCGACAACGACATCACGGTGATGCGGCAGTTCATCACGCCGCCATTGTGGGCCGGCACCTATCGGGCGTTCTGCGCGCGGCTGGAAATCGAGATGGAGGTGGGTGGGCTGCAACCGACGAGGGACATTGTGCTCGACTGGTCGGACGATGGCGGGCGCAGCTGGAGCGCGGGCCGCACGATGACGGCGGGGGTGGCCTACGGCGATCGCGTGCGGGTTTACACCACGCGGCTGGGCTCGTTCAGGCAGCGCATGTTCCGCGTCACCATGACGCACCACGCCACGATCTACGGCATCGATGTTGACATCTCTAAGGGCAGCGCCTGATGGCCCTGGCGCCGCCGCCGCCGGTCAACGAGGCGCCGCTGGAGACGAGCGGCCAGCACACCCAGGCGTGGAGCGGTTATTTCCGCAGCATGTCTGACGCTCTCTCGCAGATTGGCAGGGGCGTGACGGACGGGTCGGATGCGGCAGCGGGCCAGGTCGGGGAATACATGACCGCATCGGCTAGTGGCATCGCGCTGGTGAACAATGTGCCGATCAACGTGGTGTCGCTCGATTTGCCGGCGGGTGACTGGGATGTGACGGGGAATGCACAGATCAGCTCGCCGGGCGGCACCCGCAACATCTTCGGCGCTGGCCTGGACGGCATCGACACGCAGATCGCGGCGACGTTTCCGACCACGGGGACGACGGTGAACGGGATCAACGCGGCGCTGCGGCGCTACAACGTGACGGCGGC